TTTTTTTTCGTCGCCGACTTCTGTTCTACCACCAGTTCTAGTAATATCGATTCGAACAACGCCTGCATCTTTTGCAGTAAATGATTGTTTTTTCATGATCGTTTGTTTCAATTCTTTTGTAAAAACAGCACGATCGCGGTCAGTTACTTTACCTAAATCTATAGATAATTTACCACCTTGTTCAAATAAAAATTTACGAATGATATTTTCTAATAAAAATTTTTGCATTTCAATCCAATTTTATATAAATATGTATCACCAATCAACCATGACCATTTTACCATTCCACATCATGATGTTATCTGAACGGAAATCTAAATCTAATTCAAATTCTGGTATATTTAATTTTACAATATCTGCTTGTAGTGCATTTAAGAAATTATCCAACATCGGATCTAAATTATCAGTTTCATTAATAAATTCAAAAATAGAAACTTCGCCACCTTCATCTCTTGCAAATGAAGCAAAATCTTCCATAAATAAGTCAATTGATTTTTTAACACGTGCTGGCAAATCAGATGCATTTGCCATTATATACATATTTTTACCATCAACATAATATACCGGAATAAAAGTTGTAAAATCATTGTATCGATCTACAATAATATTTGCAACTTCATATTCATCTCGTTCTTGTGTGATTTTAAAAACTTTATCTTCTCCGTCAATTTCATAAACACGTCCATTATCGCCAGCGGCAATAAAACGAAATTGTTTGTTTCGTATTTTATCTAAACAACGTTTTAAATCTGATTCAGACATTTCTTGAAGAAGTTGTTTTAAGCGTATCATTATTATTCCTTAATTGAAATGTTTTTATCTAAATCAATTCGAATCATGAAATTCATATCAACATCATTTCTTTTACGAATTGGTTGTGCTAATTTACCAATAGCCAATAATTGGCCTGCATCATTATATAAACCAATTGTAGTTATATATGGAGCAAATGAACTACCACTAACGAATGGTAGATATGTTGAATCATCATCACGTGTCAATGTTAAATTAGTTGACATATTAAAATCGCCAGAATCCATTCTAGTAACAACATTCATTTCGTGAATTGTTACAGTACTTTTATATGATGCTGAATATGCCGTAGTAATGATATCATTATAACGATAATCTGGAGATGATATCACAACAATTCCCTGTTTATCAAAAACAGTACCTACAATATTAGTTTGTAATAAAGTGCCACCTTCATTACGGTTGCTTAAAGAACTTATATTAGCACCTGTCAGTGACTTATTAAAGATTCTAACTTCATCTAAATATGCGTTTACGTTTGAGCTTTGGCTATTAAAACCGCCTATATATAAATCACTTGTATTATCTATACGAGCAGAAGCTGTAAACGGAGAGAAAGTATTAATTAATAAATCATTAGATGCAGATGCATGCAATGTTCCATTAATATACATTTGCATCCAACTTCCAGATTTTTGACAAACAACATGGGTCCAAGAACTAGAAACTGCAATAGAAGATGTTAATTGTGCTTTAAACTCAGTACTACCTGCTATTGAAAATACAATTTGTTTACTACCACTTAATTCAACTTTAAATGGATATGATGGTTGCAAACTACTTGATGCTTTTGCTAATATCAATTGATTACCTGTTCCGGTATTAGAACTAGTTATAAAAAACGAAATTGCATAATCATGATCGCGGTCATAATAACCAGATAGCGAATCGCGAATATATCCAGCTCCTGAAAATTTTGCAGCATAACCAATTGAACCTTGAGCGCCATTATTAGTAGTAACGCCGGGTTCATATGTTACACCTACCGATTCATATTGAATTCTAGTAGTATCAAAATATTCATTAAACCCTTCATAATATCTATAGCCCGTTACAAATGAACTAGTATTATAAGATACATCATAAACATTTCCGTAACGATCACTTGCTAAATTTACTACAGATCCTGTTAATGTAAATGACCTAGGTTTAATACCTTCTCCAACTTTAACTTGTGGAAATGAAAGTATCGATGCACTCTGAAATAAAAACTTTTTTGTTAAATTTAAATCAGTTGGTCCATATGTTTTAGCAGGTTCTTTTTTATTTTTATAGAATAAATGATTAATAGAAAAATATGTTAATGTTTGCAATGTTCCATCAACATTTGTAGCATCATTATATGTTAAGTTTGTTCCTAATGCAGGTAAATTATTAACATCTGAATATATACCAATTAATGGTAAGACACTTCCAGTACTACTACCAGATATTACATTCCAAGTTTTAAATGCTTGAAATGGATTAATTGAAATATCGGATGTATCTATCTTTTTAAAGACAGTTGGATACACACCTTTATATTCATCTTGATTTTTTATTCTAGTTTCGGCCATATTCAGTAAAAACCCCGCTACATTTTATATAAATATAACGGGGCTTAAATCTGCGGTTAATTTAGAAATCTAATTTAACTCGTATAAGTGCTTCTCTTTGGAATGATTTTAATAATGGTTTAGAAAGTTTTGCTACTGCTAACAATTCTTGACGATCATTATATAAACCTACTGTAGTAATATATGTTTTAGGATCACCTACAAAAGTCGATTGTGCAATTTGACCAACTGAACCTGTTACATATGATGGATTATTTGAGAAATTATATTCAGCATTTTTAATTCTTACAAAATAATGTGTGCTTGTTACTTTTTCAGAATTACGTGCTTGGAATCCGTATGGGTCACTTGTTTGTGGGTCTGTGAAATAACTAGATCCAGAAATTGAATGGAATAATACAAAGTGATTATTTCCTTCTGAACTAGATCCTGTATTAGTTGCAAAACCTAATTGTTGATCTAACATTTTTCCATCTAAGATTAATGTTCCATGATCTGGATATGCTAAACCATAATATACCGGTGCATTTGGATTATGAATACCACTTGAAATAGAACCTGATACAATATTATAAATTTTACCAGAATCTCCAATTCTAGGATTTGCTACAGATGAATCATCGATTAATTTAATTACACCTGAACCCGTTGCTACAGAACCTGTTGCATTAGTTGCTCTAGAAGAAATTGCTACTAATGGTAATTCCCAATTACCTGCATCTAAACGTTCTTTTAAACGATTACGTTTAAAGTTTATTACATAAATATAATCTGTACTACCAGATCCTGCAGTCGTAAAACGAGTATCACTAGGATTCAATAGTAATTGACGATATTGAGAATAAACTGCTTTCGATGGAGAATCATTAAGTTGACCTTGCGAGTCAGATCCACTACCTAAAGCGTGGCCAAATGCTAATGAAAATTGTACTGCCGAACCTGTAGCTGCCGGTGTTTTTTGTAATACATCAACGTAATAAGATCTTTGAGCATTTGTTTGAGTAGAAGAAGTAAAGAATGTTGTTAAACTTGCGATACCATCACTCCAAACACCTGCTGTTACAACTTCTGTTTGATTTGATACGATATCATTTACTACATCAAATTTTGTAAATGTACGGCCATTTCTTGCAATTACTTGAGATTGTTGCATTTCAGCAACCATTTGATTTGCTAATTGTTGAGCCAATTGTTGCACTTGCTCATTTATAATAGCAGTTCCAGCTGCTGCTGGTGCTGGGGTAGCAGCTACCGGCGTTCTAGAAGCTTGATTAGCTTGTCCAACAGCCGTTAACAAATTCCTAGGAACACCCCCTTGGCGTGGTTGTTGTTTTAATGTTTCAATGAAATTTTTCATTTTCATGTTTTGACCTATATTATACATTTGTTGTGACTGCAGTTACTTGTTTAACAGTTAAATTAATAGTAACGCTACCACCAGTTTCATTACCAATAATTGTAATTGTAGCAGTTTTATCTGATAAGTTTTGTGTTTTTGCAATAATACGGAAACCAAATCCTGCAACTGCAATACTTTGAGCATCTTCATTATCGCCAATAAATCTAGGCGTAGTTGGTAATACTGTATTTTGAACTGCTTGAGTAACTTGAATGTCTGCTACTGAAGAATCTGATAATATCGCAGTATATCCTAAATTACTATTACCGCCTTGCATATTACTTGTATTCGGAGTAATTACAGCGCTATCGCCAGGAGCATTTAATGTAATAGCAGTATTTCCTACATTAATAACTGGAATATTTGTTGTTTGTTTCGGTAATGTAATTAACTTATAACGAAGAGCTTGAGTTTCATCAGGAATTGCTTCAGTTATTGGCATATTTTCAATAATAGTACCATAATAATCAGTTCCTAGCGGATGATCTGGATTCCATAATGAATAATCAATTTCATCATCGCCTACTGCGAATTGTGTAATGTTAAACGCATTACCGCCTTTTGCTAAAAGTTCACGCCCTTTTAATGTTAAAATGGCATCAACTGTAACACTAGTATTATCTAAATATCCCATATTTTGACCTTAATTTTATATAAATATACATTTTGTAATTTTTATCATCAAACTAATCTAAAACTACCTTGACTGTTATTTTGATTTTGATATATCAATTGGTTCGGATTAGCAGTTCGCCATTCAACAACTGGACCTCCATCTACAGTTTGTGTTGAATTAACATTAAATGCTGGCGATGTCATTTTAGTACCATCATATCGTTGACGATCAATACCAATTGGTAAATAATCTTGTACTTGTGCTAATATCCCAGTAAATCCAGAACCCGTAGGATTACTAAAATAAACCGAGGTACCATAAGTACCAGTTCCAAATGTAGTACCCCCTCCGGCAGATCCGGTCTCATATGTAACAGACTGAGATGTTAAACGATACTCAGATTGAACAGCATTTAAATATATTGGCTGTAATGCATCACTTAACCAATATGGCGATGATGCCGTAATCCATGTGCTACCAGAGTGTAATAGATATTGATATGAATATGGCGTACCATCATATTTGTCTGCTGTAGATGCAGTTAAATACATTTGCCATTGATCATCATCTATACCTTGAATAGTTAATATATCATCTGATATTGAACCATTATATAATAAATAAGCACCAAATGATTCAATTTTTGTTTCATCAATTGACGAACTATAATTTGATTCAAATCTATTAATTTTTGGTAATATTGTATCTTTGCTACGTTCTAATATATTTGGCTGAATTAATAAACCTGTCAATTTATCAGTTCTTGCAGGTAATAATTGTTCTAATTGTCTAAAGAATGATAAATCATATAACGTAAAGATAGAAATATATGAATTTATATCGTTACGAGATTCATATTTTTTCCAATATGATTGCGCAGTTTGAATTAAATCTGGATATGATTTTAAATCCAATTGACCCGGGTCACCTATATATTGATCTAATTCAGTGAAGCCTAATTGTGCAATGATATCTTCATTGATCATTGTTTGAGGAGAAAAATATACTCCTAATTTTTTACTATCTAATGGAGCTTTATCAAATTGACTTCTTTCTGCTCTAGTTGCAATATCTAATGTTCCAACTAATTCATTTGATTCTAAACGAATTTTATTATCATCAAAAGTTCCAGCGCCTAATGATATTGCATCATAATAATATATTTCTTCGATTGAATTATATGGTGTATTTAATGTCCATGACGCAAATGATGCTGAAATACTAGAAGATTGAGGTTGCACTCCAGTTAAACTAGATGTTGCTGCATGATTTATATTTTGAGTTAATGGCAATCTAAATATCAATTCTTGATATGCATCTACATTACCATCATATGCTGCAGGAGCTTTTGTGTGATTTTCAAACGGCGCAGTTTGTAAACTAGATGACCACAATCTTAATTCTTGTAGTTGTCCTAATAATCTACTTGCACCTGTACTAGTACCACCTAATGTTAATGTACCAGTGCTACTAAATGATGCTGTAGCTGATGCAGAAACCGTTGTTACAATTTTTCCATATTTAGATTTTTTAGCTATTAAATCTAAATTAGTCCCATTTGTTCTTAATACAGTATTAACCCAATCACCGTTGAATAACTCAAATGCACCAGAACTAGTTCCATTAATTTGTATAACACCTAATGTACCGCTACTAAAATCTATAGTAACTGTATTTGAACCTATCGTATATAGATTCATTGTTGATGGCATTGCTGGATTTTTTATTACATCGTCTGTTCGAAAACGTAATTCTACTGACTGAATAGGCTGTGTATAATTTACAGTAACCGTACCTGCTGCACTACTACTTAAATCTAAAGCATAATCAAAATTTAATTTTTCATATACAGGAGCACGTTCTAATCTTGGTCCACCATATTCATTAATACTTATAAATGATTGAGGAATTCCATAACAAGATAATAATGCTTGTACGCTTCGTTTCGTACCTTTTGATTTTAATAATAAAGGCAAGTTATTTACAATTCGTCTCCAAATTGTAGCAGTCATATTCTTACCAGAAACTGACGGATCGCCAATTGTATTTGATCCAGTTAATGGAGTGCCAGCTTCATTTGTTCCTAAAACATATTGCCATAATTCTTGTCCCTGATTTCCATCAGTTAAATTCCATCCAAATTGTTTTGCTACAGAATATAACAATTCATTTGGCATACCAAGTTTAGGATTTTCTTCTCGTTTATTAATACGAGTCATATGATTAATATATGTATACATTATATCATAATGCTGACCTAACATATCAACGAATGACAACATATCAGAATTCGTAGAATCAAATCTAATAAATTCTGGAATTGCATAACGAAGAGCATTATAGTTTAATGTGTCATATAATGATGCTGAACTATAAATTCCATTGAACCAATTTTTAAATGTAGTACTATTAGTTGAAACTAATGTGTATGGAATAGATGCATTTGTTTTAGGAACTGGAGTTACATAGCTACCAGTTAATTGTTTAACATATGCATTTTCATTAGGAATATCATATGTTGTTAATCTAGACGATGATTCATAGTATAAATACTTTTCAAAATCATCAAAACCTCCGATTAGTGCAGCTTTTGAACTTTCATAATCTGCTACGTTTGTTGTAGCAACACTACCAGAAATTTGAGATACAACTTGACTTTGTGAAGTATAATATTCTAATAACGTTAATTTATATTTAAAGTTTTCTAAACGTTCAGTTGCCGAACTGTAAAATATAAAATTATTAAAATCAGAATAATCAATGTTTAATTTAACACCAGCTAACGAACCAGAAAAATATGAATCTACAATTTGTTGCGATGTTTGTGTTGTAGTTCCTAATAAATCTGTCCAAGCTTTAAACCCTGTCTCAGTTGTAGTATTATAAATTGCATTTGCATACCAATTTGGATTAGAAAGTTTTTTAAACTGTTTTTCTGGTACTTTTGGTAATATTGCAACTTTATCAATATATGTTGGGCGTAATTCTTCTACAATCCAACATTTGAAATCAACATTAATATCTTGTGGTAATGGTTCATATAATTTTAAATAAACATACTCTCCAATTACGACACTATTAACAATAACTGCAGTTTTATTTCTGCTAAAATTTAAAATGTATGTTTTATAAAATTTACCAGATGTTGGTTGTACTGTTTCAATATATTCAACTAACTGTTGAATGAATATTGGATTTTCATCATCGATAGCCTTTAAACGAATTTCCGTACGATCTGGCGAAATTTCATCTATTCGAACATATTGTTCATTATAATTTCCTAAAATATTTTTAAAGAAATTAACTGCTATTTTAAAATTACCTGAAGTAAGTTTTAATTTAGAAAATTCATTATATAAATCAAATCCTATAGGATTACCAGGTAAATTTAAATTTCTTTTTGAATTTTTATTTTGGTAACTTGGAAGTTTATCTAATAATTGTACTTGATGATTTCCAGTAATCCATGTATCATTACTATATACATGCATCTCAACTTTAACAGTTTCATTTGGTCTAGAAAGCAATGGTACTGGAACAACGCGTGTATCTTTATCATAACTAAAAAATTCAGTTTTAGATTTAGTTATTCTTTGAGCAGTAACTGCCTTTGTTGCAGATGTAATTTCTTCAATATTTTTATACTGCGTTAACATAATTATACCACCGATTCAAATTTAACAAATGTTTGATCTGCTAATATTGTATGATTTCTATTTTGTTCTTGATCTTCTGCAAAACCTAATACATATATTGATTGTCCTACTAAATCTAACAATGATTCATTTGATATTTGTTCAGAAATATTAGTAGTATAAACTCCAGGTTCTGTTACTTTATTATTATTATTTACTTCATTTGGATAAAATGTTGCTGTAATTCTATTAGAACCATTCACATTGCCATTTTCTCCAACTGCTAAGAAAAATCCAATTTCAGAATTTCTTCTAGCATTATATTGTGTTGTAATAACACCTGTTATTTTTAAATCATTGCCTTCGTCTACTAATTCTTGAGTAATTGTAAATGAATCTTGATATGTTTGAGTTGGTCCTTGTGTTACATTTGAAAAATCAATTGGCTGAGCTTCATTTGTTTGCAAATCTCCACTTTGTTTACTAACTCGAACTACTTGTTCATTAGATGAAGGTTTATATGTAGAAGGCGTTAATGGAACAGGTACTGTTGCGAGTGCTGCCTCTAAATCTATATCTAATTCTAAATCTAAATTCAAATCTAAATTTTCAGTTACGGTTTGGACTGGGAATTTATAATATTGAAATCTAGTATTAATAACTCGTAATACTGATTTAGTAGAAATTTGTTCAGTTACTGCATTAATTAATAATTTAGGATTATTTGCAGCATCTTCAACTAAAACAATATTGCCAACATCGTCTCTTGTAATTATATTAGCATCATTAGAAATATAATCTAAACCATTTTTATAGTATTTTGTTTGTTGTTCTAATGCAACTGCATCAAACAATTTACTAGGGATAGTATTACTATTACCAACTGGTCGATTTTCTTTTGCCATTATCTAACTACTTTAAAATAAATTTTGTCGCTGACATATTGTTCTGTAAATCCATCTACAATTTTAAATTCTAAACGATAATATCGTTCTGGCATAAAGCCGTTCATATCAATGTAGATAAAGTTACTAGTACTATCGCAACTAACTTTATTATAAATATTATCATACGGAATTATGGCTTCGTCTGTCTGAGCATCAAATACCGCATAATAAGTAGTAGTTGGAAGATATTTAACTGTTTGAATAGGGAATAAATTTGTAGGAGATTTTTGTGGATATTTATCTCTACTATAAATTCTAATTTTAGCAATCTCAGTGTCTTTATACTCCGGTTTAACGTTGGTATAAATAACATATGACTCTAGATTAGCCGGAGATAATGATCCTGTTGTAAAAGCACTATTATCCCAATACATAGTTAATTTAGGGACATAAATAGTATGCGTATCTCTACTAAAGAATCTTATATATCCTTTTACATTATCATCTGCCTCATCTGCATCTGAATATTGAATTAGAAATCCATAATTAGGAATTGTATTCGCATTACTTCCACTTAACCATATTCTTATTTGTTTAGTAACATCGATATTTAAATCGCTTGTTCTATAAGAAAATGATTCAGATGTTATAAGTTGTGGTGCTGTGCTAGAACCCGAATGATACAAATAATTGCCACCTTTGCCAGAGCCTGAAATATATAAATCGCTAGTGCCTATTTCAATTTGCTGACTACCTGAAATCCAATTAGATCCACTTTGTGGCACATTCCACGTAGCACCATCTTCAGTTAATGCAGATAAATATCCTAACCCATTAACCCAATCTTGACCTAACATTTTTACAGCTACTGTATAATCAGAAGGTAAATTCTTTGCATCAGTTGTAAATAATTGTAATACAAATTTACAATCAGTTACACTTTTATTATATGTAGCTAATGATGCAGAAATTTCAGACATATCAAATTTGATAATACTTCTAGCTTTTAGTAGAGTAGCACCATCTGTGTCTAAACGTTTGCCAATTTCTAATACTTCATCTAAACCAGTATTATATGTTGGAAATGCTTCATATAATGTTGTATCTTTTTCTGCATAAAATATTCTAAACATGTTTTACCTTTTAATAATTTACAACGCGGCCTTTAATGTCGCGATTTGGAAATTTAACTTCGAAAATACTAGGATCTAATGATGGATAAATAACACCATTTTTTGTCGCAGTAGTTAAGTCATAAATATTTCCTGAATATCCTTGATCAGAATCATACAAATTAGTTAATGCAAATCCAATTACTGATTGAACTCCTTTTACATTTGCTAAAGCAGTATTTATATCAGATTTAATAATCGGTTGATTAATTTGCCATTTATCAATATTAAATAATGATTTTAATTCATTAACACAACGCAATAAAACTTCATTACTATTATAATTTGGTAATACTGATATTTCAAAATCAATTCCAATATTAATAATAAATGCATCTTTTATATTTACTGCATCAGTTAAGATTCTATAAAAGTTCAAATATGTTTTTAAATTTTCTTTAATTGCCTGATTCAACATTGTCAATTGTTTAGATTCATTATATCCTAAAACATACATATTCATTGCTAATGGATTTGCAATTCTAGTTTCTAAATCTTTTTGAGATATTTGATCATCGGGTACAATATATGCTTTTGCTACGCTACCATATTTTGCTGGCATTGAATATGCACGTATGATATAATCTTCTCTTGTTACAAGTCGATTTTGAGTAGCAAAATTTGCTAATGCATTATTTTTAATATCTTGTAATGTATCTGCAGTCTTTGCTCCAACAGCTGGAATTGGATTATTTGCAGCAACCGTTGATTTAACAAAATTAACTAACGGCGTACTATTTGTTGTATTAACATCATCATTAAACTCAACAAATTCTAATTGCGTTAATACATTTGCAGGAACATTATCAGCAATACCATTACCAGTTGTATATGTAACTGTCAACGTTGTATTAGCTGGTGCTTGTCCGTATGTTCTTGTATATAAAAAGTTTGATGGATCAATATCAACATCGACAGAACGTCGGAATCCTGCAAGTCCATTTCCTACATTATCTGGATTTGGAACAACTTCTTCATCATTATTATCAGAAATACCAGCGCCAAATTGTAATTCAATTTTATTATCACTACGTAATCTAGTTATAAATCGTTTTGCAGATTTTCTAAGTTTTAATAAACTAGGAGCTGATGATCTATATTGTGATAAATCCGGATCATTTTCTAATAAGTTAGGTACTGATTCAAAAACGGTATCTTGAGCTAAATACGGAACTTCATACCAATTGTCACCATCCGATTCAGTTACTGAAATTATTTCAATAACATTAGTATCAGGTAAAACTATTTTATCATAAGCAACTGGAGTGTTAAATGTAAACGTTGCTGTTTTTACATTTCCAGATACTGCACGTACTTGTTTCTTTAAAAGATAATATGTTGGTAAATTTGTAGCAGCATCAGTTTCATATATTGTTACCTCAGTTGGATTTGCTGAACTAGAGAAATTAAATTCAATACTATCCAGTGTACGGAATACAGCATTGCCGGTACTTTGTTTAACACGCATACCTGATTTAATTGATAATGCATAGTCATAATCCGGGGCTACAGCAGCACCTGTACCTTTAGATGGTACTAATTGAAATACATCTAATGTAACATATGCTGGTACAACATTATTAGGACTATATCCTAGACTTTTTGCAATATCATATATATTTGAACGCTCTGTTGCTTGTTCGAGCATAGATTCTTTTAAATTATTATCTGCATAGTATGATAAAACATCTCCTACATACGCAGCTAATTCTAAGAATATCATACCCGGTGCTGCATCAGTAAAGTCAGTATATGATGTTGGAAAATATTGTTTAGTAAAATCAATCAATCCTTGTTTGAATTGACTAAAATCTTTTCCTAAGTATGATATATCTTTTTTCGTTTCCATGTTATAATACCAATAATTGATTTTGATTTACAGCTAATACCAATTGACTCAAATTGTTTTCTGTATCATAACTTGTTGAATTGCCAGACGCAACGCCTTGTTGCGGAGTCACTGAAAATGTAATAGTAATTTTCAATTCGTGTGGAGAATTAGGATCATCTTCTGCAGTTATAGTATTGATATCAACTATATTAATATAAGGTAACCAATATTCAACTGCTTCTGAAATTACTTCTGAAACAATTGGTTTTATTTCTTGAGTACTTGGTTCAAATAATAATTTAGGTAAATCCGTACCAAAATTAGGTTGATATATTCGTTCTCCTTTATATGTTAAAAGAAGATTTTTTAAATTTGCTAATGCTTGATCATTTGAAGTAAATGTAGAATTAAATACACCAAAAGGACCAGTAAAAGGAAGATTAATTCCTAATGCGGTATTTATTGATGTTTCGGTTACTACATTTACTATTTGATATGGCATTAGTTACCCTTCTTTTTATTAATTGCTTTCATTAAAGCAGAATAATCGCGAGTCATGGCTTGTTGCACTTCTGGCGCTACTTCGTATGTTTTTCCAGTTTCTGGGTCTTCCATTACTGATGGAGCTCGCGGAGCCAATCCCATTGCTGCAGCCATATTTTGGCGCATCATACCAAAACCGTTTGCATCTGCAGATGTCATTGAAATTGTATCAACGCTTTCATTCATCATATCTGCAAAGCTATTCATCGGTGATGGCCCTTGCTCCATTAATGGATCTGTTTCATTTAAAATATCAGCCCATTTATTTTCAGCAAATTGTACTGTCTTGCGTTTTGGCGCCTGTGGAGGAGGTGGAGCTTGTCTTTTTGTCGCCGGTTGTTTCATCTCTGTAATCGTAGATTGTAAACCTTCACGAAGAATTTCTGTTAACTCTTCTTTAATAACCTCACGTACGGCTACTTTAAGTGCTTTTATAAGTGCTTTTGAATCCATATGAATATTTTATATATAAATATACTAAATGTTAGTTTACGGGTGTCCCCCAAACCGATGTCTTCGGTCCATATATTTTATTTGTAGAAATATCTACATAATAGTCGCCGGCTTTACCTAAATCATCAGAAGGTAACCCAGATTCTTTATAAACTTGACTAGGTGCCTCTAATAATGATGTCATTAAATCTCGCTGTTGTTCAACTAATTGTTGTATTGTATCAGATCTAAATTGTAAATCATTATCCGAGACATTTTGTTCATTGTAAAATTCAGTGTCTATCAAATCATTATAATCAATATCACCATCATTAAAATTTGGAATCGTTTCATCTAAATTACAAACAGAATTTAATTTTTGAATTGATTCTGATAAAACTGGTACAATTGTTTGAAATTTAGATGTAACAGTTCCTGGTAATGTTGAGAATGACTGCAATGCGCCTATACAATTAACAATTAATGTATCTTGTATAGCCATTAAATTTTGTGCAATAAATAATGGCGCAGTTAATGGATTTGATAATTGCGCAACAGTTATAACAGTTTTAATTGCTTGCGCAGTTTGCACTGCAGTTTTTAGTTGATCAATAGTTTCTTGTATTTTAGGCAAATTTTGTTGTACTTGCGAAATTTGACTTTGAATTTTAGTTAAATCAGATTTAATTTTTTGTACTCTAGGATCATTACATTGAACGTCACTTGGCAATTTTGTAGAATTTTGTACAGTTGTATTAACTTGTTCAACTAATCCATCTAATTGCTTATCTATTTGTTGCATAAGAGACGCAGCAGCTTTGCCAGGCAACGTTGGTATAAAATCTAATGGCGGTACGATAGAACTCATATTAATATGTTTCTTTGGTTATAAAATATTTAGAATTTAAAAGATTTTGCAATTGATTTTGCGCAGCAGATAAATTAGATCTATTAATAAAGGTACCTTGTGCAGTACCGCATTGAATCGGCTGTGCTAATTGATTTAAAATCTTTTGTAATATAGTTAATAATACATCGCCATGAACTAAACTAATATTAGCTTCATCATTTCCTATTTTTACTTCACCGGTAGTATTCAATACAATGCCCCGCGGAGAATCTAAGACTACAATATCAGATTTTGCTTTTAAAATAATTCTATCAGCAACGCCAATAAATTGAGACCGTTCAAATGCTGATTCAGTTGGCGTAAAAGAAGATAATGGATTTCTATTATTTTTATCCCCTAGTAAAATAGGAAGTTTTTGTGTACTAGTTAAATATAATGAACTAGCATCTTCATTAACATTTTCTACAATATATTTAGATGAGTCATATGTTCTACCATTTGATAAAACAATAATCGGGTCGCCATCATTTTGACCTAACCAACTTGGCGCAACTGGATATTGTTGTTTTGTGGTACTAGATAATCTAATACTATTTCCAAATCGACCTTCAAACATTAAATCACCACTAAATGGCTGTAACCAAGAAACTTGCTTAGATGTTAATTCTATAGATCCGGTAACAGTAGATTCTGTTTTTGCATAACCTAATAATTTATTATCATTTGGATTTGAATTAATAGAAAATGAAGATAAATAATACCACTGCGGATAATTTGATTGCGAAATATTGTCTGCAGATAATCCTTGTACCAATAATACATGTTCACCTACTGCAGGTATTTTTTTTATATTATTATCATATGGTATGGCTTTGATTTCTTGTCGATTATAGAAATCAGTATAAGTTATAACACGTATTTCAAAGTTTTTTTCTTTTACATATTGATACGTGGTATCATTTGCAATAACTTCGCCGATATGAAAATGTACATTAGTCATCCATACCTTTACTCAATTGCTCTTTAATTTTATCAGCGCGTTGTTGTAATACTCGATCTTCTTGTTTAAAATCATCTAATTCATCTAAATCAGATGAAAGAGTTTGTTCTGCAACTCGAAGAAGTTGTTGTTTTTCCTCATCGCTCAATAAACTATCTGCACCAGTAATGGTTTGTTTAGTTGAAATATAGCGTTGAACGATTGCAGTTAATTTAACTAGATGATCATCATTTTTAATAGAAACATCTAAAATATCCTTAATCAATGGCATAACTACCGTTGCATCTGAAGCATTCTTTATAAGTGGCTGTAATGATGCAATCAATTGATTCATTTGCCTATCTTTCTTTTTAGAATTATGATAGACATCGGACATTAAATCGGAAAAGCTCGTGCCTTTAAATAGTTCATCACTTCTGTCCATATGCAAATCCTTTAATAATAAATATTAAAACGGCAGATTTACGAAATTTGTACGTTCATACTCTAGAAATTTTTCTTCGTATATTTGTTTTAGAACTTTAATGACTCTAGTAATATTTGTTGTTTCTAATCCGGTACGCTCTCTAATAAAAATATAAAGAGCTTTTTTGTTAAAATCTTCAATGTTTTCTCTGCTTTCAAAAATATGAAGAATTGAATCTGCTACGTGAATGTCAGCCGGATTAGTAAATATATAATTTAAATTGTCATAACAATGATCAATATACGCATCCATAAAATAATGTAGCGTTTCTCGCATTTCATCATTATGAATTTCTGTTATGATATTACGCTGTTCATCTACATCTAATTCTAATGCATCTGATTTTAATTTAGAATATGCTTTTTGATTTTCAGCAATTAAATAGTTAAATGAAGTTCTAGTATAATATGAATATGCTTTACCAGCATTTGGATTAAACTTGTTTAAACGTTCTGTTAGATATGTAACTAGATCAGTTTGTAAATCTACAAAAGTTGAATCAATATATGTTGGTTTAACTTTATTAATAAGATTTTCTGCTAATTTCATAAATGCAGGATAGATAAATCTACGATAGATTTTTTCTCGTAATGCTGGGTTACTATCCGTACGGTTATATGCACTAATTGCATATTCGGTTATTTTTGTAAAATAAACATTACTTTTCTTGCGCTTCGCTGCCATCAAATTGATCCTTTAATTCTACAATAACCTGATTTAATAATTGGAACGTTGTTCCTGCTTCATCCTCTGCTTCAAATGCACCTAATCTATCAATTTGTTTCATTGCTGAATATGATTGTTCAATTCGCTGATACATAAATTGATTAGTAGCTTCTAATTCTTCAATATATTCTTGTGCTTCTGCTAAAGCTCCAGCTAAATACCAAACTCTAAAAGTTAAGTATATACTAGCTAATAGCAATATTACTATTAATAATCCTGTAACCATTTTAATCCTGATTAAATGCACTAAAAATATCCGTTAATGTTTTTTCTACATCTGGATTATTTTCTGCTAAATTTTTCAAACCATTACTTTTTACAAGTTTACTTTTTTCTGAAGAAACTTTCGGAGTAGCTTTATCTTTATTTCTCCAACGCTCAAATTCAATTTGCGCTGCCATATGATCTCCGTGATGTAAAAGAATAGGTAAATTTGTTTTTAATTTAGCTTGTGCTGAACGAGCTACGAAGTATGGCTTATTTGCATCATCATACATTCCATCATGGATCTTAATTGCTTGATATTCAGTCCATGACATTTTTACATCATATTCTTGTAGCAACCAAATTGAAAGATCTGGTACCATGGTAAATGGAATATTTTCATTGTGTTTGTACATCTTGTTTTGATTCTTGCGATGCCAATCAGATGTTTCAACTTGATAAACTTCATTACCATCACCTGGAAATCCTACTTTACCTAAATCATGATGCATTGCTGCAAAACGAAGTTCTTCTAAAGTATATCCAGACATATCTGCACCCATTTCAGACCAAGACTCATAAAGTTTCTCAGTACATGCAATAACTCGAAGTACGTGGTCTACATAACCTCCGGCAAATGCATTGTGAAAATGAGCCATGGAAGATGCTGGCATCATTACCATTCGATCTTCAAATGCATCATACATTTTATTTAATGCATCTTTACGGGTTGGAAAGTAATCATTTACCGCTTTGCGATATGCTTCCCAATTTGATTTAATTTTTTCTGCTTCTAACATAAAACTATTATAAGAAATTATTTACGTATTTCCAAATGTTGACCATGAACTAATTTCGAAGTACATTTCCAACATGTAACGGCTGTTGCTTTAGCATCAACACGTTGACAAATTTCATCACAATATTTACATTGTAGCTTTTTATAGCCGCGCGGGCTTGGACTTGATTTTGGTTTCATTTAGAAAAGATTTATTCGCGATCGATATAATATTTTGCAGACTCTAATTTTTTTAAAGCACGAGCTAAATTGTCTAATGTAGATTGTTTGTCAATCTTACCTTCTTGTAACATTCTACCAACGTTGCGGATGATTTCACGAGCATCTTCAATATCATCAGTGAATTTATTTTTAAATTTAAAATTACTCATTATAACCTTATTATATTATTATTTATATTATTAATATTATATATAATAAATATATTATAATAAAATTAATGATGGTTTTTGACAACATTCTAACTTTATATTAGACAATGCTTGCTCTTTAGCCTTAGCTTCAACCTCAATATCCAAATCAGCTACACCATATGTATTGGGAGTAGTCAAAATGAAATCAGCATGAGCTTGTTCCTTGATCTTGGTAAACTCTTTGTATTGTTTGTGAAAGGTAGGCCACTTCGGCAAATCTGCCATATCAATGTTATGATGTGCAAACATACGCTCAATAAGAACCTGAGCCTCACGGCGACGGGATTCTGAATAGTGAGTGCATTGAGTAACACCGTAACGTGTCCACGTTTCGCGAGCCATGAAGAAAGCTTCTTCTTCGGATAAGTCACCAGTATTGAAAGTGTGATGCCAATAGTCAAATGTAATCGGAATACCTATCTCGGTATGAAGCATAGAATACAATTCGCGAACTGAATACATAGAAGCCTTATCATCATTCTCAATAACTAAACGAGACTTGCAAGAATCTGATAAACGGTCCCAATTGTGCAACCAACGATAAATAGTACCGGGCTTGTCATTGTATGTAGCACCTACGTGAATATTGATAAGATTGTCAAAGCTAGGAGCAAAGCCCATAAGATCAAAGAGCTCAGAATGTCGTTCAAGACCAATGATAGAATTGTCAACCACCGTAGCATCAGGACTACCTAAGATATGAAATGGACCAGGATGCGTTGTAATGCGATGGCCATGGGCACGTGCATAATCACCTGCAGCACGTAGATGCTGAGTAATAAGTGCAATGTCAGGAAGATCTGCAAGCTCATAATGATTCCAACGAGGGAAGAGCTCAGAACCAACACGGAACAAACGAATACCTCGTGCTTCATTCCATTGTAGAATAGTTAGTAAATCGCGTGCATTGGCAAGAGCAATGTCTGAGGCAAGTTGCAAACCGCCTTGTTTAAATTTGCGATCAATCATAGCACGACCGGTCCGAATACCTTGAGCCGATAACTCCTGATTGATACAACAATAACCATAACGTATCATAGGATTTTTTTATATTATATGAAATTTTTAGCAAGAATCAAAATTAAATGTTTTTTTATTATTCATATATTTATTAGAAAGAAAATAACCTTAAAGGATACAAATAATGAAAAATCTACTTTCAGAAAACATGATGCGTTTCGGAACTAAAAATTTATCTGAAGCTGCACAAAAAGAATTAACATTAAAATCAATTTTAGAAACAATTGATCAATATGGCTTACAAAAAGAAGTACGTAAGGCTTTAGCTGAGCAAGCAGATCCAAATTTAGGATTAGCTCAAAAAATCGTAGGTACAATTTGGAAAGCAATGACAGGTCAAATAGGAACTGATGCGCCGGCGCTTTTAAATGCAGTATTAATGATTAAAACAAAAGATGTTTATAATTCAGTTTTAAATATTGTAAAAACTTCTCCAAAAATTAAAACAGAATTTGGTAAAAATTTCCCTACTGTAGGAGCTTGGATAGCAACCGATATGCAAGAATATGATTCAGACGAAATTGGTGCGATTGATGCAACGTCTAATAAAATTGCAGAAAAAATTAGAACACATTTACAACGAGTATCAGGCAATCCATCAGAAGGAATGGGTATGGGTGGATGGCGCAGCGATATCGATAGTGCCTTACGTGGTAACTAATTATCACAAATAAAAAAAATGTAATAATGGGGTAGTTATTGAACTACCCCATTTTTTATATTCAAATTTTAAAAAATTACTTTTTAATCAATTTAAGATTAAATGTAATGATTCCAATTACACTAAAAATCAACAAGATATTAACAACCGGATCTGGAGAGAATAGATTCATTAAATTAAATCCACTGAAATATTTTAGTTCTAATAGTGGAAGATCGAATGGATTAAATGTTGCTCGGATAACAGCTAAAAGAACTACATTAATAATAACTGCATTTGTAATAGACAATACCTTTTTCATAACTTTAACTTTTTAATTATTTAACTATTTAATTATATTACTATAATAAGATATCTTTTTCATATATCCAAATATTTATATAAAAAAGTTAGAAATATTTAAAGGATACTAATGAAAAATATTTTAGCAGAAAATATGCTACGATTTGGAGTTAAAAATTTATCTGAATCAGATTTAAAATTTTTAAAAGAACAAACCTCATTTACTACAATTGAATCATGTTGGCAAGATCCTAGATTAAAAGAGATCAGACTAACAGCACAGGAAATGCAACAAGGAATCTCTAGAGAATCTAAATACAATGATATTATTTTTGAAAATTTAAGAAATTATTATAGTAACCAATTGATTGGTAAAAATGCAATTGGTTGGCCAAATGGATTTCGTTGGAATGATATGGACTTAATGTTATCTGGCAATACGGGTCCGTTATTTAATTTTACAATTCAAGATATCTTTAAGGGAAAAAATCATAATATGACGAATACTATCTGGAATGAAGGTGATAAAGAATGTATTTTCATATGTAGTCAAAAAATGCAAGCAGGGCCAACACATTCAAATCAAGGAACATTATATCTTATGAGTAGCGACTTTGACCCGGAAGATAAAACTAAAACATTAAATGATTATAAATTATTAGGATTACCAAAAGGCCCGCACTTAAGAATAATTGGATCTAGAGTTTATTATTTTAAAAATCAGTACGGAATGCCAGATTCTAGATCAGCTGTTCTTACTCCATTGAGTGATAATAGAATTATTTCTTCTATAACTGCTGTATAAAATATAAAAATATAAAAAAAAAGGGCTTTTTTAGCCCTTTTCTACTGTTATTTATATTTTATTTAATAAATGATATAGTTTTCGAAATTTTGAACAACTGTACTATTATTTGATTGTTCAAATAATAAACATACATTAGCAAAACTATTTATTCCTTTGATATCATTATTTTCATTAATGAATAATACTAAAAATGTATTCGACGAAACTAAGTAATTTATAATATTTAAATTACCAGTACTTATAATTTCTCCATTGTCATATTCAATATATGTGCTATCCGAAAAATTTAAAATAAACTTTTTAGAAACAATATCAATGTTACTAATAGAATCTGGATTATAAAATACATCGAATGAATTCGTTAAACTATTTTTAGTTAACGTAGATGTTTCATAAACATTAATTATTTTAATAATTTGAGCATTACCGGTAAATGCTAATACTGCAAAAATTGTGAAAAGGAATAAATTTTTCATGTCTCTTATTTTTATACTATTAATATAAGATAAAAAACAGTAAAATCCAATCAGATATTAATCTTTTTTTACAAAACCATTTAAAAAATCACGTTGCTTTTGTATTGCAGAATCTAATTCAGAATTTCCTCGTTTTTTTCTATTTCCCGTAGAATTTCCATCAGTGCTAGATTGAACAACATCTTTTCCCTTAGTGTTAGATCTTGTCGATTTAACTCCTTTAGTATTCTTTGCAGATATGCGTTTGCTAGTTGTAGGCTCGCTTCTGCTTTGTACTTCTGTCCTTCGGGTGTCGATAAAAAGCTCTGAATAAGTGCTTGAGTGTCCGGTTTGGATGCGTTTGATGATCTCATCTCTTCCAATAGACCTTGTTTCGTCGTAACGGATGTATCCTGTTGTATACGCTGTCTTATGCGTTTTAATTTCAATACCGCAAGGATAGCGGACATTGTCTTCTTCAACCGTATATTGAACTCCCCAGCCCACTGTTTTAAATGTTGTAACATAACCGTATTTTTTAGAACCTAACCAATTGAAATAAACAGGATCGCCTATTTTAAATTGTGGTTTTTCAAATTGTTTTTGAATGTTCTCTGGAACGTTTGATTTTTTTGCCATTAATTAAGACATAATGTTGATACTTGATCAATTATTTTAAAGATGCGAATGTACCTAGTTACTTTGTCTTTGCGAAACATTTTTTCCATCTCTTTATCGCGAGATAAAATATAACCTGCTTCTACAAATTGTAAAGCAATATGCCGTACTGATTTCAAACTATTTGATTCAATCAAAATATTCTGATCATCAATCATTACATCGACACGGTCGGCATCTCTAGGTACATCAAAATCATCTTTTTGAGATATTGAATTATCTTGTATAGCATCCTTAATACTACCAAAAAATTCAGAAAGATCTAAATTCTTTTTTGTAGAAACTGAAGCAGCATACATATCAAAGAAATAATTCAATTGATCTACAGAATCCAATTGAGCAAAATAATTGTATTCAAATTTGCTAACAAAAATATTATCAAATACTGTTCTCATGATCGTCAAGCCTTTTAATTACAAACAATTCATCGATTAATTCTTCGGAAAGTGCTTTCATTTCCGATATCATTTCTCGTGCCTCGTCCAAACTCGTTGCCATTACACGACCAATTGGTTCACATTTTGTATCTGATTTATAATGAAAAATGTAGATCATACCGGACCTTTTATTTAATTATAAATATAGGCCTAACTCATATCCTCGTAAGGTTGACTGGTATGCTTCTGCAATAGTGTCATTCAATTTAGATACTTCATGTTTTGCTAACATTACAGTGCGACCTTTAATGTCCACTGCAAATGTATCTGTTTTTGAAGGACGAGATGCATACATATTTACAGTTAATGTATCTAATGCTTTTGCGTATGAAATTAAATCTTTATAACGCATTGCAATTTTTTGTCCTGCAACATATAAAGTTCCAATTGTGCAATTCATCGGATCTGTTTTAAAATTATCTGCTGATATTTTATCTTCAAATACGAAATCTAATTTAGTCCAAGTTTCGCCATAACGATTTGCATATTTTTCAGAAATAGCCCAAGGTTGATTAATACTTTTTAACATAGTGTTTTTAAAATTTATAAATTAATATTGTATATACATCTGGTGAATAGTTGTGTCGCAACACAACATTTTGATATTTTTCAATTAACATATCTAACATTAATCCAGGATGCACATAAAAGAATCCTTCATGATGTGTAGTGTTAATTGGAGAAAGAAGATTAAATGATACAACACTAGTTGCAGTGTTATATAGAATATCAATATCTTCAAAAAGTTTTTGTAGATCTGCATCTTCTGTTTCACAACGACGTTGAGTAAATACTCCAGATGCAACTACCCATTCTCTAGGTTCTAGTTTTGCAGTTTCAAATGCACCAACTCTAATGCCTTCTAAGCCCCATTTTTGTTCGCCTAATGCAGTCATTACAGGATTATGGTCTATGGCATCATATAATACAATGTCATTATTTAACGCAGCCAATTCATTTGCTACGCCATATAAATCACATCTACCACAACCGATATCTAATAATGAACCACCATTAAAACCTACTAGTAAATTTTGCATTAAAAAACGCTGTTCTGCGGTTGTGTTGTAACCTACTGGAAATGGACTATACATCATATAATCCGGATCAGTTGATTCTAATGAATCCCACCGTTGATATTGTTCATCAACATTTTGAAGATTGTTTAAAATTTGATTTGTTAATTCATTAACATCCATATATCTGATATTAGATTACCATGAAGCTTTACCTGCAGAATTTGCATCTAAGTGTGGTATTTGTTCATTTTCAACTAGTTCTTTATATGGAATCGTTGATTGAATTTGTCCACTTTCACATAGCTTCTCAGTAAGAGTCTTATTAATAAAATTACGAGCATTATGTGATGTATTTAACATAACCAATGCACTACGATTTTCTAATAACACATCATATACCGATGACTTATTAATAATTCGGCGATCTAAGACCACACCTACTCGATTAACACCTTCAGATGTTACGATTACTTCGTCTCCAGCTTTGTATGCCATTATTCAATAATTTTGATGATTTTACTTGCAGAAACTGATTTAACTTCGAAATCCATAGTATAACCTTGGAAATCATTTACTACTTTTGCTTCTGCTTCAGTTACTGAAAGAGCTTCTACTAGATAAGTCTCTGTAACTTTCTTTTCTTTTGGACCTTTAGGTGTGTCAACCGTATCCGTTAATTGGATTTTTGCAATGTAATAACTCATTTGTTAAAATTTAAAGATTTATTTTATATATGTATAATATGAAAAATAATTAGCAATTCAAAATTATTTTTTAGGTTTACCATATGTATTTAATACTGAAACGTATTGTGTCCACATTGTTTGTACACTATATGATGGAAAAAACAAATATGTTGATGATTCTTCATTTTTTTCATTTGGTATTAATCGACCAATACCTCGAGCATATAACATTTTTTTATACTCATCAGAATCGTCAACAATAACACTATTTCCAAAATCAAAGTTTTCAAACAATCGTTTTAAACTATAAATTAATTCGCCTCGTATCTTTGGAACATTTGGATATACATCATTGCCTATTATTTTGTCTATTACAATAGTAGCTTGTTCTGTATATTTAGAAACTTTAATTGAATCAAAAATTAAACGACCTGCTACATCGATTATTATAGCATCATTAGCATTTTTAATTTGTTGAATAAGTTTAAGAATCTTTTCTTCATCCCAATTGGAAAACATTCCGCTTGATAATTCAGTACTTAAAGTTGTCCAAAAATTCAATGCTCGTTCTATTTGTATTTCGTTTATTTTATTTTCAGTTAAAACTGTTTCTTTAAGTACATTACCTATAGGCGTATATCCAGCATTTTCTGGTGCCGGTGCTTCAGGAGCTGGTGCGCCCATATCTCCTCCACCCATCGGTGCGCCTGATGCAGACGAACCCTTTTCTGCTGCTGCTTTATCTGCAGCACCAAGTCCTTTAACATCATCTAATGATAATTGTAATTCAATTGTATAATCATCATTGCGACCAAAACCTGTATATGGTACCAATTTGATAACTTTTTTTCGTAATAAACTAAGTAAAATACCAGGAGTGACATTTAAATCTTTGCCACTCCTAGCAACGAACTCTCGAATGCCTGTAATAGATGGAGAATATATAATACCTAAATGAGTTGAACCAAATGCATCAAATTTACCTAGAAATCTTTCTTCTGCTGGAGTAAATGGTGAATCTACTGCACTTGAAGGCGCATTGTCAGTTTCAATAGCCGATGCTTGTGCGTCAGCTTGCTCTTTTACCAATTGTTTAAGAGTGGTACGGATTATATGTTCTAAAGCATTCTTTTTCATGTTATTTTACTTTTGATTCAGCCAACTGCGTTGAGCGATATTTGCTAGATAACTTTTTCAATTCATTGATTGATTTACGCGCTCTAACTCCAGCTGCTTTTGTTCCTTTTTCTAAGAAACGTGTGTGATTTTCTTCAAAAGATAACCAATGTTCTTTCATCGTTTCAAATAATTGTTGTGATGTCATAAAACCCTTTTTTAATTTAATATAAATATTTAACTCAAATAAAACGATCCATAAATACATCTAGATGTTGATTAACTATGCAAATTTCTGTATAATCAATTAAATCTATAATAACATCTTGGTCTCGTTGATATACTTGTTGAATTTGATTAACGTTGATAAAACGTTTTGTTTGTTTACCGGTTTTGTCGGTATCAATAACCATTATGAATCTTACTCCCTGACTCCATTCTAATCTCCTTTATATGGACCATATGATTTATACGTATCAGCATCTAATGAAGATTTATCACTAGTTTTCCACGGATTAATTCTTTCAGCCATTTGCGATATCTCGATATTTAAATCTTGCATTTTTTCTGGATTTGTTTTTGCATAATCCTTCAATGCATTTAAAATATCATCTTTATCCGTAGATTGTGCGTTTACAACCCCAGCAATAAAATCTTGCATTTCATTAGTATTCTTAAATTCAGTATCGCGATAGATAATACTAAAAATACCTCGCATATACATATTTGCAAGTTGATTTTC